GGCCGTCCCGGTCGTACCGCTCGGTCAGAACGACCTCGACCCAGTCGGGACGCATCCGGACGATCTCGGCGCCGGTCCCGTCATCGAACGTGGCCGCGAAGTAGTTGCCGGAGAAGTCCGCGTCCAGGATCATCCGGGCAGCCAGATCACCGGTCGTACCGCCCACCCACGGCCGCTCCAGCAGCCCCAGATCGGTCGTGCCGAACAAGTCCCCCGGGCGGCCCTTCGTGAACTGCTGGAACTGGAACCGGACCTCGGAGAACAGCGCCACCCGGACCCGCTCGATGGACCAGACAACGCCGTTGCCCTGAAGCCCGCCGATCACATAGTCGGCGAACGAGTCACTGATCGGCTCAGCCTTGTCGACGCCGTACGAAGTCGTGTAGGCGGGCTGGAACGGATTGGCCCCCTGCAGGTAGACATCCATCCACTCCGGCGGCACATACCGGGCAACCTGCTGCGTAGGGCGGCGCAGTGCGTCGAGAAACTTCACCGGCGCGCCCCCAGATATCCGACAACGTATGAGGCTGCGAGGAACTCGAGTCCGGCCACGATGAGCCCGGCCGGCAGGTACACCATCACCGCCCCGGCGGCCACCGCGATCGCACCCAACACGGCCAGGGCCACCGCGACCCTCACCGCCACGCCACCAGCGGGACAAAGATCTCTTGTTCCGGAATGGCGCTGAGCACCCATACCCCCATGCACAACGTGATGGCCGCGTCGATGTGCCGCTTGCTCTTGCCCTTCGACAAGGTGAAGCCGCGTTCCTGTTCCCGCTTCACCGCGGCCTTGATGTGCGCGCCGAGCTTCTCGTCGCCGTTGTGCACGATCTGGGACTCGATGATCAGGTCGAAAGCCAGGCCGCATGCCGGCGCCATGCGCTGCGGGGACTGGTCGAACTGGATGCAGAGGATGCCCTCGTCCTCGAGCATCCGGCCGGGCAGTTCGAAGAACCGCGGGTCGTACACGACGCCACGAAAGCCGGCGCCGTGCGCCTGCGACCGGACATACTTGAATACTTCCAGGTGGTCGACGGGACCGCCGTCCGGCCGCCAGATCCGGCTCGTGATCGCGAAGCGGTCGTCCGGCAGGTGCTCGACACGGCTCACGGCGACCGAGTCGTGCTTGAGTGCCATGTCGACGACCACCACGAACGGGTTGCCCTGGTCGGAGGTCCACTCGCCCTCGCAGGCGGCCCACGCGCCGGGGTGGTCGGCCAGCCACGACTCCTCGGTCAGATCAACCCACCGGTTCGCGTAGTACCGCAGCCACTCATGGCGCTGCATGCCGGGCTTACCCCACTCGTTCACCCGGTCCCGCACCGACCACAGCACGTCAGCCGCGCCGGACGCCGCGCGGACCGCGGTCTCCCGATCGGGGCGCAGTTCGTAGTCCAGGCCGTCGGGTGCCTCATGCCAGTCGAACAGGAACCGCGGGGCGAGCTCCGGATCGCGCTCGGCTTCCTTGCCGAGCTTGTACATCGCGCCGAGCAGCGAATGGTCCTTATCGAAACCCGCCGTGGACAGGTTCAGCCGGCGGCCGGCGCCGCGGTGCGTCTTGCGCTTCTTCGTCGACTTGCCGATGACCGTGTGGACGCGGGCCTTCCGCGAGCCCTGATCGCCCCACTCGTGCAGCTCGTCAGCGATGAACAGCGACGGCAGGCCACCTTCGTTCGTGCCGGCCACCGCGGCGACCCGGTAGATCCGGCCGGCGCGACCGTCGGCGAAGCGGATCTCGGTGTCGTAGACCTCGAAGTAGCCGCACAGCGGCGACTCCTTGACGGCCTGGTCCCGGCCCCCGCACATCGTGGCCACGGCGGTGAAGAGCAGGTTCGCCTGCTCGAACGACGCAGCACCGATCGGAATGTTCGGCGACGACACGGCGATCTCATCCGGCCCCGCGAACTCGACCAGGGCGAGCGCGGCGATGAACTGCGTCTTGCCGTCACCGGTAGCTGCGCCGCGCAGCCCCTCGTCGTAGTGCCACTCCCCGCAGCCCGGGCAGTACTCGAACCAGCGCCACGCGAAGGCCTGCTGGTCAGGGCGCAAGGTGATGAGCTGGCCGTACCAGTCGCCCTCACCGCAGATGCAGTTGTCCTCGATCCAGTCGACGGCGATACCGCCGTGCGACGGCCACAACTCGCCATGAGCAGGCGTCCAGCCGCAGGCCTGACAGCCCGGGTCAGGCGCCGGCTTCGATGACCCGCGGGTCGGGGCGAGGGTCGCGTTGGACATCGCCACCCCCGTACCGGCTGTTCATGTCACGCAGCGACTTCTGCTCGGTGATGACGGCGATGCCGAGGCTCGAGCGATGCAGCGGGCCGACGCCAAGCTGCCGTTCGCACCGCTCGGCGGCGTCGAGCGCCCGGTAGGCGATCTTGTAGAGCGGGTTCTCGACCTGCTGCCCCGTGGAGCCCAGCACGATCGGCTCGAGGTCGGCCTCGGCCACGGTGCGCAGGTAGCGGTCGTACTCGGTGATCCAGCGGACCAGCAGGCCGCGGTCGACGGACGTAGCGACTGTGGCGACAGCATCGCCCCAGTACGCCTCCCAGATCGCGGCCGCCTGCTCGGATAACCCGTCGGGCGCTTCGATGCGACCACCGGCTACCGGCGTCAGTGCGGCGCGGCGTCCGTTACGCGGGTCAGCGGTCGTGCCCGCCGGCTTCTTCGTCCTGGGCATCGTCACCGCCAGTCACATCACGCAGGGTAGCTCACGGAAGGCTACGTAACGCAGCGTAGGAAAAACGGAGGCCAGTGGTACCAGGCGGCCAAGCGAGGGTCCCCGTGGGTCCTCTGACCTGCGCAGATTCCCGTGCCGACCCTGCCCCCCTCACCCTCTGTAACCTGCGTCCATCCGGCTCACGGTTACATAGAGTGATGCTCACTGGGAGTGAGTCAGTCCTTCGCACCTTCGTTGCACGATGCGTGACTGAGGTGATCAGCTCGCGAGTTCGGATCGACGCGCAGTCCACGACCGATCGGATGTCCAGCGTGCAGCTCCTGCGCCGGCCACATCGGCTCACCGCAGCGCGGGCACGGTGAGCCTGGCACGAGCTTGGCCAGCAGGTCGGCACGGATGCGGTCGTGCTCGGCCGTGTAGCCACGCTGCTGCCTGCTGCCACGCTGGGCGTCGCGTGCACGGCTTCGCTGGCTGGCACAGGTGGGACAGCGTGAGTCGGTGCGGGTGGTGAGCCGGCCACAGCCGAGGCACACGCGCTGTGGCATGGGTCAGCCGAAGTGCGGTAGCAGCGTTGCCGTGAACAGCCAGATGGCCAGGCCGAGCCAGCCGAGGGACAGCTTGGGGTGGCCGACGTTGAATGCGGCCAGGACCAGTAGCACGACGGCGATGACGTAGAGCACCAGTGCCAGCATCACCACTCCCTCGCGAGATCCCGCTGGGGTGGCCAGGCTCCGTGTGCCCGGTATCCGGAGCCTGGCCTATCTCCACCCCGGAGACGACGAAGGCCCAGCTCAGTGGCCAGGCCCGGTCGGGATGTCAGCCTGTCGCGTCACCTAGTGATCGCGCAGGTTAACGGGATAATGGATGCAAACCGGCGGCTTGTCAACGCGGCGCGCTGAGCTGCCATTCGTTCCGCCATCCGTCCTGCCCGGCGTACGGCTGGGCAAGCAGGCGGGCGACAGCTTCCAGGGCCTCGCGGGCCCGGGTCCTTTCGGCTCGGGCCGAGGCGCTGCCGGGCGCGATGGGCTGTGTCGCGGACGCGACGTGCAGGTCGAGGATGCGCCGCTTGGCCTGGACCTCGGCCAGCACGCGGGCCGGATCCCAGCGGGCGATGTGGCGTGTGTCGGCCTCGCTGAGCAGCTGCCATTCCTTCGGCAGGCCATAGGCGCGGCGCTGACTCGGCAACGGGTCGCGCAGGTCGGCGAGCCAGGAGCAACCCTCGTTCCACTCCGGCGCGGTGATCTCGCACGCCACCTGCTCGTCGCGGTCCAGCGCAGCTCGGAGGAACACGACCAGCTCATCCACGCCGCTCACCTGCGATAAGCCGCCGCCAGGCAATCTCGTGATCGTCGCCTGGCAGGCCCTCTTCTCGGACCTTGCGCAACTCCGCCATGGCGTCGTCACGCGAGACGCCCACGGCCCGCGCACGGGCCAGGTAGTCCTCATGTGCGATCCCAGCGCGCGTGATCCCGTCCATCTCGTCATGCTCCCATCTCGGCGGTTCGGCCCGGCGTGGTGCAAGCGCCGAGGCAGGGCAGGGCCGCGCAGTCGAAGTCCCCGGTCGGTGCTTGGCAGACCTGCTGTGCGCGCTGCTCGTGCCCGCAGTCGGGCGAGTCGCCGTAGTCGCAGGTGCGGCATGCCCGGGTGGTGATCAGTGGGCGGAGGGCGCGCCAGAAAGCGGCGGCCTGTTCGGGGTCCATGTGTCCCTGGAACCTGAGGTTGATCATGGAGAGTTCATCCATGGCGCGGGTCCTCGGCCGGGTCGTCGCAGTACATGCACGTTGCATCGCGCGGCGTGTACGGGTGCTTGATCTTGATTGGCGCCCAGTTCTTGCGCTTGTCCTCCAGCTCGCGCGTCAGCTCAGCGACCTGAAACCGGAGGGATAGTTCCTGACCCTTGGCGAGTTTGGCCTGCTCCTCGGCATCTCGTGCGCGCTGCTTCCAGTAGCTCTTCTTCACGCTGCTCCTCCCGAACGTTGCTCTATCTTGCGGGCCCGCTCCACCCTGCGTTCCTCCCGCCGTGCCGCACTCTGGGCTGCCAGGTCGAGGACGTCGCCGACGTTGAATGTGGGCCGTGGCGTGCCGCGCTGGTCGTAGCCGTCGCTGCCGTGTGGTACGAGTTGGCCGCGGTCGCGCCAGCTCAGGATGGTTTTGGCGGGGATGCCGTAGGCCTCTTCGATCTGGACGGCGCGGAAGGCTCGTGCCCGTACTTCGTCGTCGAGCCATTGCCTGCGCGCGTCTTGGTCGACGGTGGCGCCGCACGTCCGGCAGCGTCCGGTCTGTGCGCCGGCCACCCCGTAGACGTCGCCGTCGCACTCGGTCTCGATCGGGACGCCGTCAAGGGCAACGTCGCCCGGCAGGACGACCCACGCCCCGCAAGGGCCCAGGTACTTCTGCTCACGTGGCCCGTCCACGAGTGACCGCATCCGTGCCGCGCAGTCCCCGATCTCCCGGAACACGTCCGCCGCATACGG